GAACGTGTATATGATGCGGTTAACTGGAAGCCTCGCAGACCTGGAGAGATTGTAAAGACATGTTTATTTGATTTATTTCAAGAATAATAGTTGCTTTTACCGGTAATATATATTAAAATATGAAAGATATGAGTGATAAGAATCTTACAGTATTTGTCGATACGGTCGGCAGAACAATCATGGGAGAGGTCGTTAAGGAGAGCAAGACGGTCCTTGAATTGAAGAACCCGGCTATTCTTCACGTCCAGCCAAACGCACAAACAGGTCAGATTCAGGTTCAGCTTATTCCGTTCTTTTTTAAGGAATTTGCCTCTGGATCTGACGATAAAGATGTTACATGGGAATTTCTCCGTAACAGCGTAACAGTGGCTAAAAACTTAAAGCTCGACGAGCGATTAATTGTACAGTATACAAACATGTATAGTGTTGTGCAGTCGCCAGTAGCACCAGAATTGGTTACCGCTGGCGATGCAGGGCAAGCCGCGCCAGTTGTTAAGCTGTTTGACGATTAGTCATGGATAAAAAGGCACTAGAGGCGTTCAAAGCCTTAGATAAGCTTAACCCGGAAGCTACATTTTTATCGGAAACATCACTTTCAAATGTAGATGAATGGTTTGACACAGGATGCATGGTATTGAATTCAATAATCTCAGGGTCCCTGTACAAGGGCGTCCCAAAAGGACGTATAACAGGGTTCGCAGGGCCCAGCATGTGCGGGAAGACATATATCATCAACAAGATTCTCGGAAAAGCGCAGCAGAAAGGCCTCATTCCAGTCGTGTTCGATACAGAAATGGCAGTAGACGATGGGAACGCCTCCGCGGTCGGTCTGGATCCAGAAAAGACCAAGTACGTACCAGTAAACACTATCGAAGATTGCAGAAATCAGCTAGTAGCACTGCTGGACGGAATAGAATCCTCCGAGATGAATGGGAAGTTCATAATTTCTATCGATTCGCTCGGGAATTTAGCTTCTCAAAAGGAAGTAAACGACGCGGAAGCCGGGAAAGCAGCAATGGACATGGGAATGCGAGCCAAGTCTTTGAAAAGTATGATGCGTCTACTTACGTACAAGGCAGCCCGTACGGGAACTACGATATTATTTGCTAATCATACCTATGATGACCCGTCTGCAATGTTTCCGTCCTTAGTTAAGAATCAAGCTGGCGGAAAAGGCCCGGTTTACCTTGCAAGTGTACTAGTTCAACTAGCATCGCGTAATGAAAAGCAAGATAGCGGAAACGAACAAGATGACATGCTACCGGAAGCTAAGAAATATAGCGGGTCAACTCTTAGAGCGTTAACTGTTAAGAATAGATTTGTGCCTCCCTTCTTAGAATGCGAGATGTATCTCAATTTTAAGACAGGATTAGACAAGTACGCCGGATTAAAAGACGTAGCTGTCAATCATGGTATAATTGCCCAAAATGGCTCTACATATGTTATGGGAGACAAGAAGTTAGGCTATTATAAGAACTGGCGTAAGGATGAAGACCTTTGGGAAAAAGAAATCCTCCCCAAGCTTGAGGAGGTTCTCGCTGAAAAATACTGTTACGGGGGTTAGGCTGCCTGGCTTCCTAGATTTTTATTGTCTATCGCCGGATGACCGGGGGCTTGTTGAGCAGCAGCTTGAGGAGCAGCAGCTTGTGGCTGAGCTTGAGGAGCAGGCTGAGCGGATTGTTGACGTTGGGACATCCAGTTTTGAACTTCAGGTAATTTTTCTAACTCATTAACGATTGAAGGGTCAGCAACAATAGCTTGCGCTAATGCACCTGGAGCTCCTTGCTCTTCAACTGTCTGTTCACCTTCAGCTGTATCTGGCTCGTCAGGAGCCTCTTCAGTAACTGGACTGAACGGTTGAACACCTGCTGTAATAAAGTTTTCCCACATTAATTGAGAGTCGTCGTCTTTCATCTTGAATATTTATGGTCTGACGCTATAATTAACTCATGAATAAGGCAGTAGTTCCAATTTCAGGCGGGATAGATTCAACAGTCCTGTTGAATTATGCAGTAAAATGCGGCGAATTCGACGAAGTCCATGCAGTTTCGTTTAATTATGGTCAGAGACATGATATAGAGCTGTTATATGCGCAAAGAACAGCTACAGGGTTAGGAGTTAACCATAAAGTGATTGATTTAGACTTTTTTAAGCATATAAATACGTCATCTTTAACGAATTCCGATATTGATGTAGCTAAAACTCGAGATGTATTAGGAGATGCACAGACAGTCAACTATGTTCCGTTTAGGAACCAGATGATATTATCCATTTGCTGTGCGATTGCTGAATCATTAGAAGCTAACACAGTATATCACGGAGCTGCACAGGTAGATACGCAAGCTGGTTATTGGGATGGTAGTAATGAGTTTATGGAGGCAATTAACAGCTTGACTTCCTTGAATAGAAAGCATAGAATTAAGATTGAAGCGCCTCTTATAGAGAAGTCAAAGAAAGAAATTATAGAGTGGGGATTAGAGCTAGATGTATCATTTGAATATACATGGACCTGCTACGAAGGCAAAGAAAAAGCGTGCGGAGAATGTACAGCCTGTTCGTCACGTATTCAAGGATTTATCGACGCAGGTATTGAAGATCCTCTAGAGTATAGCCAAGAGATTCCGTGGAGTAAACTATTAAGCGTAGTATGATTATGATAAAACCAACACAAGACGAAAAGATAATAATAGCAATTTTGCTATCAGCTGCATTCGGCTTAATGATAGGGGTTTGGTCGATGCAAGAAAAGGTTAATGAAGCGCAAGCTGAGAGTGACTTGTTGCTAATGCATACAGAAGAGCTGTTAAACACACATTCAATACAGAATAAGCCTCGAATCGTTGAATTAGAGAATGAGAATTGAAACAGAAATAAAGCTAGACTATAAAGACGTTTTACTGAGACCTAAGAGATCTGTTTTAGGTTCAAGGAAAGAAGTAGGTCTGAAGCGTAGATTTATATTTCCTAACTGCAATCAAACATGGGAAGGCATCCCTATTGTAGCTGCCAATATGGATCATGTAGGTACGGTTGAAATGGCTAAAGCGCTCTCTGATTTTAATATGCTGACATGCTTTCACAAATATATCACCATAGAAGATACAAACACTACGCTACCGGGTGTACCGTCTGCGAATTCTGCTATATCGGTTGGGCTATCTGAACGTGATAAAGATGTGATGGATGTTATGTTTGAGAGACATAAGTTTATGTCGTTTATTTGTATTGATGTTGCTAATGGCTATTCCGAAAGATTTAGTAAGTACGTAAAGAAGATCAGGAAAGAGTATCCTGACAAAATAATTATCGCTGGCAATGTCGTTACCGGTGAAATGACAGAGGAGTTAATATTAAATGGAGCTGATATTGTTAAAGTGGGTATTGGCCCTGGGTCTGTTTGCACTACTCGTGTACAAACTGGTGTCGGTTACCCTCAACTCAGCGCAGTCATTGAATGTGCAGACGCTGCTCATGGGGTTGGCGGGTTTATTATGGCTGATGGCGGCTGCTGTTGTCCTGGAGATGTATCCAAAGCCTTTGGTGCTGGGGCTGATTTTGTTATGCTGGGGGGCATGTTGGCTGGTCATGATGAATGCTCTGGAGAAGTAGTAGACGGTCATAAACAGTTTTATGGAATGAGCTCTTCCTCCGCTATGGAGAAGTATTCCGGTGGAGTAGCTGAATATAGAAGTTCAGAAGGTAAATGTGTCAAGGTTCCTTACAGAGGACCTGTATCCGAGACGGTTAAGAGTATTCTAGGTGGACTTCGCAGTGCGTGTACTTATACTGGTGCAAGAACAATTAAGCAGATGCCTAAATGTGCAACATTCGTCAGGGTAACACAACAATCAAACGAAGTTTTTGGAAAGAATATAAAATGAATAAAATATTAACAAGTATAATAGTAATAAGTACTCTGCAAGTACAAGCAGACGACATTATTAAGAAAGGCAAAGACCTCTTTATATCGAAAAGTTGTGCTCTATGCCACCAAACAGATGATAATGTACCATGCCCAGCTGGTGACGCGTTAAAATCTCCGAAGTTTATGGGTAAGTTTTGGGGAACTAAAAGAGAAGTTCATATTGGAATTGGAGGACCGGTCAAAGAAGTGGTTTTAGATGATGAGTATTTTTTAGAATCAATAGAAAAGCCTCTATCTAAGATCGTTAAAGGGTCTGTACCAGGAATGGCACCTCTACCAACAACAGAGGACGAGCGAAAAGCTATTATGGCTTATATAAAGTCTTTAAGTCGAGATATTAACAAAAACTAATATGTGTGGTATATTTGGTAGTACGGATTTGGAGCGATATAAGACTCTCTATGAACTAAATAAAGATAGAGGGAGCTTTGCTTACGGTGGTTTGTATGTACACGGACAACAAGGGGATACTATTCAAAAAACAGAAGGGAACTCTGTACAGCTCAGCCACGCCGTTGGTGAAAAGTATTATATGGGACATACCCAAGGACCTACTAGTGCCCAAAGAGAGTGGACCTGGGATACGAGTCATCCGTTCCGTTTTGAGCACTGGCACATCGCGCATAATGGTGTGCTTTCCAACAGCAAGGAGCTAGCTACAGAATACGAAGTAGATAGTCTAGTTGATAGCGCTATTATTCCTAAACTTCTTTCTATTAAGGAATTAGATTCTAAAGATGAAGTGAATGCTATTGAACAAGCATGTTCCGAACTTAAAGGTACTTTTACATGTTGGATGTATAATGAAGTGAGTGAAGAGGCTTATCTTGTTCGGTGTGGCAGTACCCTTTTTGCAAATACTGAGGGCGAATTTTCTTCAACTAATCCAGGCGACATGAATGCTCTCAAAGAAGGTATGGTATACCGTATTGACTACGAAAATAGGTATATCCATGAAACTCAAAATTTTAAGACTAGTTCACCATTTTTTATTCTATGAAGACGTTAATAGGTATATGTACAAAGCATGATGTTAAGGAATTTGAGAAAACTCCTACGTATAAGTCTATGCTGAATGGTTTCGACAGAGAATTGGGTAAAGACTATGCTTTCTATGATGGCGGTCTAGTAAATGCTGCGATTAGAACAAACAATGGCGAGAATATTAGCAAACATTATAACAACATTCTAGCGATGGCGACGTCTAACGAATACGATACCGTTATATTAATGCACGACGATGTTCAGGTAGACGATTTAACGTGGCCAGCAAAGCTTGAAGAAGCATTTAAGGAGTATGATGTAGTAGGGCTTGCAGGAGCGAAGCAGATAGAGATTAAACAGCCTGCATTATGGCATTTAATGGTTAAGCAGGAGGATTGGGCAGGCGCGGTCGCACATCTAGCTAATGATAAGCAAATTTTCATGACTAATTTCGGACCGACACCGCAGCGCTGTCTAGTCTTGGACGGTCTATTCTTAGCGATTAAAGTTAGTAGCTTAACTCCCGAGATTAGATTTGATGAAGACATACCAGCTATAGCACATCATTATGATTTAGATTTCTGCTTGACATGTAATGCTCATCAGTTAAAATTAACTACATGGCCAATTTGGGTTGTTCATAAAAGTCCTGGACTATCTGGTACCGATGAACAGTTTGAAGCGTCACAAAAATATTTTATAGATAAATGGGCAAATTAGATACAGATTTCTTCGAAAACATTATAATATACAATCTACTTACCGATGAATTGTATCTAGGTACTATTGTAGACGCTTTAGAGCCAAAGTATTTTACTAATAAAAATATTAGCAAGATAGTAGCACTTATAACAGAATTTTATCTTAGTAGAAATTCGCCCCCAACTGTCACCGAACTTAAAGCTAAGCTTGACACGAATGAGTTAAAAGAAACATTTAAGGGTGTTGTAAAGTCGTTTGAAGATATAGATAAGAAATATAACAAAGAAGAGCTTTACGAAAATACAGAAGAATTTATTAAGCAAAAGGCTGTATATCATACGATGCTTGAAACAGCCGATAAGTGTCAAGCAGGTCACGTAGATACAGGCCAGATATTAGAACATTTTACAAAGGCTTGTACAATTAACATTTCTGGAGGCATAGGTCTGAATTATTTTTCTGACATTGATGTATGTATTGAAGATCTAAAAAAAGAAGAGGCATATATATCGTCGCGTTGGGAATGGTTAGACCGCAAATTAAACGGTGGTTTCCTCGAAACAGGCAAATCGCTATATTTAATAGCTGGAGCAACCAACGTAGGTAAATCAATCTTCCTCGGTAATATTGCAACTAATGTAGCTTCGCAAGGTAAGACGGTTGTGGTCGTATCACTGGAGATGTCGGAGCTAATGTATGCTAAGAGATTGTCTACAAGTATCACACAGATACCTATTAACACATTGCACACGTCTCCTGATGATGTTAAGCAAAAGATTGTATCATATAAAACAACACATCCGGATTCGCGTCTCATTATTAAAGAATTCCCACCAAACTCAATTACTGCGAGTCACTTGAACGGCTATTTACAGAAATTAACTCATCAAGGTATTAAGCCAGATATGGTCGTTTTAGATTACATTAACTTGCTTCATTGCCCAATGGGAAATAATTCGTATGAAAGAGTTAAGCACGCCGCGGAGCAGGTGAGAGCATTATCATATACGTTCGGCTGCCCGTTTGTAACTGCGACGCAGATTAATCGAGGCGGTCTGAACGAGCAAAATCCTGGAGTTGAAAGTATTAGCGAGAGTATTGGATTGGCGGCTACAGCGGATGTTATTATGAGTATATGGCAGGATGAGGGTGATGTAGATTTAGGTGTAATAAGGATGGGTATGGTTAAGAATCGATACGGGCAAAATTACGGTACAACGGCGCTAGCCATTGATTATGCGACGCTGACATTAACTCAAGCTGATGCAATTATTAATACTGAAGAAGCTGATGATGTTGATCTAGCGTTCGGTATGATAGATGAGGATAACTAGTGGTTTTTGTAGGTTTTAGAACTATATAATATGTAGGTGAGCCGGCAAAAAAACATTTTTATAATTACTGATATCGATATCGACGGAGCGATGTCGTATTTGCTGTTTTCCTGGTTCCGTAAAAGACATATACCTTATATATCCACAAGAGTTAACGATCTGAAGAAGACACTCCAGATTTGGATCGGTAAAGGAAATTTGGACAGGTATGATCAAGTGTATATTTTAGATTTAGATTGTTCACAAGAGTGCATGGACTTAGCTGACCATAAAAAGATAACCATAATTGATCATCACGATACACATTTTCAAAATAAACATCTTTATAAAAATGCGACAACGTTTATTGAACATACACCAAGCTGTTCGAAGTTAATATATAAATTGCTACAATCAAGTCTTGAAGATGTAATTACGGTAGAGCAGAAGCGGCTCGTATTAATGGTTGACGATTACGATTCGTATGAATTAAAGATACCCGGTTCACATCAGCTTAATACGTTATTTTGGAACTATCAAGGAGACAGATTAGCTCGTTTTGTTGTTGAGTTTAGAGATGGGTTCAGCGGCTTTAATGAAGAACAGAAGAATATAATTAACTTTTATAAGAGGAAGATAAAGCGCGTTATAAATGACCTTAATGTGTTTAGCGCTAATTTGCCTATTGATGGTCATCCTATTAAATTTGTTTCAGCCATGGCGACGGAATGTATAAACGATGTTGCTCATCATATTATTCATAATAACGGCGCAGATATAGGTATTGTTGTTAATCCTAAATCTAACAAAGTTAGTTTTAGAAAGAATAAGCAGTGCTCTGTAAATTTAAGCGAACTCGCGAAGCGTGTAGCTTCTGGCGGCGGGCATACATCAGCCTCCGGTGGCACTATCACCGAAACATTTTTGAATTTTTCGAAAATGTTCATTGATAAGAAATGAGAATATTTGAACACATAGAGGTAAAGTCCGATCCGAGTCAGCGAATTGTTCAGTATGAATTCAAAGAAAGGTTTTTGTGCTTCTGTTCGTTGATATGCATTCTTTATAATAAGAAACATAACTTAGCTAATATATTTCTGTTATTGCTTAAGGAAAAAAAGATAATGGAGCTATATATGTTAGTATGCGATTTTGATACGGAGTATGCAGCATTGAAAAATTTTCTAGAATACGATAGCACTTTGCATAAAAGCAAGTATATTAAGAAGTACTTGAATGCCAAGAATGGTATTACTGCAAAGAAGAGAAAGAAGAAGGCCAAGAGATCTTCTAGAAAAAAATGAGAAAAGTAGAAGAAATTATATACAACACCCACTTACGAGTAAGTAGAACAAGGCAAGATAAGCCATACAAGTTGAGAAAAGATTTTTCTGACTTTGAATCTAATGATAATTATGGGTATGTTAGAAAGTTGAGTATATTCTTTAATAAATTTCCTCATATAAAAGTGCTAGAGTTCTTTGAAGCGCCGTACGTCATATATCCCGAAGGTTCAAGTCAGTATTACGACATAAAGTTCTACACGACTCCGAAAGCGATTAAATTATATGGAATGTTTGTTAAGCAGAAGGATACCGAGACGCCTGATTCTGATTATAATCTTCAGTTCATTAAAGATTCAATGTTGTTTATCTTTCAGTTCTGCAGAGACAACAGAATAGCGGTTGATGATTATATAGATCATACAACAGGAAAAACCAATACATTTGTAATGCATTTACGTGAGAGGAAAGTTAGTACATATGCGTTATTTGGATTTGAAAAATTTGGCCATATGACATCTGATACTATATCAATGATGGAATTGGCTCTCGGAGAAGGTATTGAAGAAAGGCTTGCAATCGCCCGTACAAGATACTATAATTCTACTAAAGCAAAAGCAATAACGAAAGAAGCAATTGCTAAACTAAAAAATATATTAAAATTATGAGTACATATACATCATCAATGTTCGATCAGATTAAGTCTGCTCTAAACAAAGATCAAAACCAAAACGCCGGTAAATACCGAGAGATTATGAAACTAGAACCTGGTAATACGTACACAGTGCGTCTTATTCCAAACGTCGAAGATCCGTCAAAGACATTTTTTCATTACTATACGACAGGGTGGGAGAGTTTCTCCACAGGCCGTTATATCAGCAATATTAGTCCGAATACATGGAACGAGAAGGATCCTATTTTGGATGCAAGAAACGCTTTATCTAAGCATGGCACAGATGAAGAGAAGGAAAAGAGTAAGAAGATTCTTCGTACCGAGAGGTGGTTAGCCAATGTATACGTTGTAAATGATCCGACTAACCCTGATAATAATGGCAAAGTTAAATTAGTTCGTTACGGTAAGCAGATTCATAAAATTGTTATGGACGCTATTGAGGGCGACGATTCTGACGACTTTGGTGCTAAAATCTTCGATTTATCTGAAGATGGTTGTAATCTTAAGATTAAATGTGAACGTCAGGGAGATTATCCGACATATGTTTCATCTAGGTTCGCTGCACCGTCTAAATTGACCGGTGTTGATGACGTGGATGAGTTGTATGGTAAAGCTCATGACTTAGAGAGCGTCTTCCCTGCAAGGTCGTTTGAGGAGCTGAAGGGAGTATTGAGCGAGCACTTCTATTGTAACTCAGGTGATGAGGATGAGGATAAGAAGGATGAAGATTGGGCTCCTCCTACCAGCCCAGCAACGACCAGTACGAGTCAGCCTGAGACTAATACGGTTACTGAAGACGTTGACCCGCTTGACGATAGCAAGGTTAAG